ATGTAATCCCGCGGCACCGGCCGGTTGTCGTTGTCAACGAGCAAACCTTCATGTCCTAATTCTCCCGCTAACGCAAGAAAATCAGCCCAAACTCCGCGCTCTTCTGATGTTAGCTGCCATCTTATCGTTCCATGCAGCCAGCCAGTCACATGAAGCTTGACCCATGTCCTTCTAGTGCTTGTTCCCATTTTCGTATCTACCCTCCTTACTTTGTATTATAACATCGAAGCCTAAAAGTTACAAGCAATACCCCACTCCGCTTGTTACCAACTGTCACAGAGGTAGAGTAGATAGAGATAAAGAGTAGATAGAGATAAAGAGTAGAGATAGAGTAGTACCAGTATACCGCACGCACGCGCACACGCGAGACCCCCCCTTTCTTCTTCTTACCGGCGGCTTGAGACTTGCCTTGAATCAAGTCTCCACGCCTATTCTTGACTTGCTACCCACTTCTATGCTATGTGTGTGGTATGCCACCTTTATTATTAAGTCCCTTTAGGTTAATCACCGACCATAGCCCGTTCCCACACTCAGCAAGAGCCTTCACGTACGCCAAAATCGCCCTACAATCGAAATCTAGTGGCATTGCGGCCAAAAGAGGTAATAACTGCCACGGCTAGCAAAACAATGCCCTTGTTGGGGGAGCTGGAAGCTAAATGCCGTGAGCGTGGTGGGGGACAGGGGTAAGTGGGCTTGGGCATGGGCATACGGATGTTAATATAAGGTCTGCTCGGAAAAATTGCATTAAAAAACGCAAACGGGGGGGATGAAGGTGAAAGAATTATCGATAAAGCGGGAGAAGTTCGCGCAGTTATATTTTAGTGGGAAGACGCAAGCCGAGGCGTATGGTGAAGCTTACGGGGTATTAGAGATGTCGAAAGATGGTCTTGAAGTAAGCGGGTGTCAATTGGCGAGGAAACCGGAGATAAAGGAGAGGATAAAGGAATTACACCGGGAGGCAGTAAGCGGGGTAATAATGGTAGTGAAGGAGCGGAAGGAGGTATTATCGAAGGTAATCAGGGGGGAGTTAGCAGCGGGTGGGGACATGTTCATTGTGATACGAGGGATAGCCGAATTAAACAAGATGGAGCGTGTATATGGGGACAATGGGCAAGGTGGGGTAACGAACAACACGCAGGTAAACATAATTGTAAAGGACAAAGAGACGCGGGAGGTAGTTGAGAAGGTAATGGGTGGTAGGAGGTTGATGTTAGGGGGTGGTGATGGGGGATAAAGGGGGGGTGGTGATGAAATTAACGGGGATATTGAAAGAGAATGCGGCTGCGTATTACAGGGGGTATCGCAGGGCGTTAAATGAAGGTGGGACATATTCCAGCAAGACGTATTCGATATTGCAGTTATTGATACTGATAGCGAAATCGGCGAAGGAGTCGTTATTAATATCGGTAGTATCGGAGTCGTTACCTCACTTAAAGCGTGGTGCGATACGTGATTTCTTCATAATAATGGAAGAGGATCCTGAGCATTGTGAGAGGTGGAGTCGGTCTGAGTTCATATACAAATTCGGGAATGGGGTAATTGAGTTTTTTGGGGCGGATGATGCTGGTAAGGTAAGGGGGCCGCGGAGGCAGATACTCTTCTTAAATGAGGCGAACAACATATCGTGGGAGACGGCGCGTGGGCTTGACATACGGACTGAGTTATTCACGTTTGCTGACTGGAATCCGGTAGGTGAGTTCTGGGCGCACGAGAATTGGATAGGTGATACTGTCAACAAGTACATACACAGCACGTATTTAGATGCGAAAGAAGCGGAGGTATTGCCTCAGTCGGTGATAGACAATATAGAGTCGAATAAAGATAAAGACCCAAACTGGTGGAACATATACGGGCTAGGGTTAATCGGGAAGGTTGAGGGATTAGTTTACCCTACATTTGGGCAGGTAGACGAGTTGCCTTTGGGGACATATTTTTACGGATTAGACTACGGGTTTGCGAGTGACCCAACGGTATTGGTAAAGAATGTTATAGTAGGGGGGAATCTATACAGTCAAGAGATGTTATACGACTCCTCTGGTTTAACGAATGAGATGATAGCTCGGAAGTTAAATTTGCTACAGGTGGTGAACGAACCCATATATCCTGACCCGAACGAGCCGAAGAGTGCTGAGGAGATAAGGCAGAAGGGATACAATGTAAAAGAGACAGTCAAGGGGCCGGGTAGTGTTGAGTTTGGGATACAGAAGGTGAACCAATACTACCAATTCTGGACGAAAGATAGTCTCAACTGCATTCAGGAGCAAAGGAATCATCGGTATTTGAAAGACAGAATAACAGGAGTTTTCACAGACAAAACGACCCATCAATGGAGTCATGGACTTGATGCCAGGAGGTATGGGGTAGCAAGCCACCGTATTTTTCTGCGGCAGGGGCCGATAGAGATGTATCATTTCAGTCCGGCGGTAAGGGCGTGGCGATAAATAGTCCGCTGGGATCACTATAAAGGAGTAAGATGTTTGAAAACACGAAGCCAACGGTAGCGGAGATAAAGGAATTATACACCTACTGTGAAGGGCACTACAGTGAAGTATTCAATTCGTTCAAAGAAGACGACCGGTATTACGATTTAGACATAGCGGAGTTACTGCACTTGCCCAAAGAAGATGAGGTAGACAAGATAGTTCTACCGTCTGGGCGGGACTATGTAGATGCCTGCTGCAATAATACTAATGTATTCAATGCTCGTGTGCTGACGAACAAAAAGGGAACGAGCAAGCAATCAGAGGAATCAATGGAGATGATGCGGAAGTTTTACACTGGGTTACTTTATCTAACGGAAGTAATGAACTCAGTAAGTCAGTGGTGGGTGGGGAACAAGCATTACTGGAATTACGGATTAGCGGCGTACAAGACGGTATGGGATGCTGACAGGTGGCCTGGGAAACCTGAGCAAAAAGATGGGGAGAGTGAAGACAGTTATGCGGAGAGGGTAGACAAATGGCTTTCGATAACAAGTAGTTCGTTGCCGATAGTCATTCAGGCTACAAATCCGCAATGTATAATGGCCGACCCCTTTGATGCTGGTGGGCAATTTGTGTTTGAGACGCAGGACATTCATGTGTGGAATATGAGGAAGAGGTTTCCAAACTGGTCTAACCCGCAGGGTAAGAAGTTTGGCGGGGAAAATGGTAATCAGACGGTAAAGCATGTTTCCTTCTGGACACCCAAATGGCGATGTGAGCTTTATGATGGTGAACCTTATATGTGGGGTAAGGCGGATGTTGTCAAACACAGTTATGGATTTATACCCTATACGTTCATTGAGTCCGGGCTTGGCATGGTAACTGTTGATAACGAATTAAAGAAGCGATATGTCGGGGTATTACGATTTGTCAGGGCGTTATTGGCATCGGAATCCAGAAACTATTCCTTAAGCGACCATATGCTCAAGAACGGTGCTCTAGGTGGTGGCACTATTGAAGGTGAGAACAGTGACCAAGCAGACGAATCCATAAAACTACAGCATGGGATGTATGCTCGGATGCCGAAAAACACAGGGTTGAAGAACCACATGGGGAATATGCCACCGCCGGAGCTAATGAGGCATCTGGATGTAACGGCAAGTTATCTATCCTCTCATGCAGCCCCTAACTCCGTAAGGGGATTACCCGAATCAGGGGTAAGGTCAGCGATAGACAGGGAACGCATTACCACTATGGCGGGATTACGTTTTGGGTATGCTGACCAGGCGTTTAAGAATGGGGTAGCGAGGGTGTTAATCAACTGTGCTAAGATAATGAAGAATGTTATTCCAGGGGATGCTCATATCTGGGCGAGAACGCCAACTGACGAACTGGATGTAGAGGTTAAGAAAGACCTGATGAAAGAACCCTTTAACTGCTATGTTGAGTTTGCTCCGTTAGATGAGCAAGACGAATACAGGCGTCATGCTGACCTGATGCAGTTAGCTGACCCAGCTAGGGGATTGGTAACAAAGAATTGGGCTAGGAAGCAGATGAGTAATGTTGACACTGCGGCAATGGAAATAGAGGAAGAAGTCGACAAACTCAAGAATAGTCAGGAGTTACAGATTCTACTAAATCAATATGCACAAGGCGAATTGCTCGCCGCAATATCAAGGCGTTCTGCGGCTAAAAGCATGGGTAATCCGCCACCGGGGTTACCTCTTGGTATGGAGGGGCAACAGGGTGGTGTTCCCACACCGCAAGGTGGTGCTCCTCCGACAAGTCCAGTTCAGTTAAACACGCCGTTGCAGAAGACGAATCCACCTGGTTCGGCAGGGGCTATACAGAATCAGATAAAGAATACAATACCGCAACCACTTGTTCAAACGCAAGGGGCAGGTGGAGGAGGTAACAGGCACTAATGGCAAAGAATGCTTTAATAACGGCCATAGACCACATGATTGATGTCAAGATGAAAGCGGTAGATGTGCTAATTGACAGGTTTATTGAACCACTAGGTGATATTGGCAGTCCTGAAAAGCTGCTTGGCAAGAAGTATGAGGACTGGCAAGAAGAAGACTTTATCAAGTTAGGGCGGATATACGGGGAGAATTCACCTATCTTGAATAAGTTTATTATGAGAAAAGAATTAGCCAAACTACAAGCTAAGGAAAGGGAGGTAACATTATGGTAATGAAATTGATGCCAGGATTCTATGATGAATGGGGCCACTGGAATCCACCTTACGAGATGGATGATGGCACGGTGGCTGAGACTCGACCTATGCCAGGAACGGATACTGGTAATCCGGAACTCGATGCTCTGTTAAATGAGGGTGAGGATGGTGGTGATACTACATCTGGTTATCCACCGAAGCCTACGTATCCTCCTCCTGGAGGTTACGAATGGGAACTATTCACGAATACCTATGGTGATACTACTTGGATTCCTGGGAAGCCAGGAATAACCGTAATTTCCATGACACCTTCTGGCGACCCAGTAACTATAGGTGGGGTTCGATACCAGTTTCATAACATTAAATATAGTGACGGGACTTTCAAGCAATATGAAGAGGTACTAGGGGCCGAACCTGAATTCCATATGGATGAAGCAAGCGCCAATGCTGAGGCAGAACGCAGGAATATGGCATCAGGCACACCAGGATACTGGAAACCTTATCAAGATACAACTACAGGCGATTGGGATGTTAAGGCAGACCCCACTTATAAGTCTCCGGCTATTCCATCCCCTTCTGGTTTTCAAGAAAAACTTATGGGCGACCCATTTAGTGCGGAGGTTGCACGCATTAAGACTACGGCTGAGGGGGGCAAGGTTGACCCTGATACAGGGGAAATTTGGGTGCCCGATGGCAAGGGTGGTTATGTTGGTACAAGGGACTTCGACCCTGCCACAGTAGCCAGTCTCAAAGAAGATGCTTTAATAAAAGCCAGAGGGAATACAATCGAAGAGGTAGGAACTGGGACGTGGGGTGATGACGGTTACGAGATAATGAATGTAACCGAAATAGATCCCTATGGTAATGCAGTCAAAACCTTTCAAAGAGCAGGAGCCCGATACAATGCCTCTAAAGACCTGGCGGCTATAGAAAGGAAGAGACTATCTGACCAAGCTCAACGAAATACGGAAGCTGAACTTAATTATCGTAGAGAGCAGGATGCCCTTGCCATGGAGGAGGTACGGAAGACTAGACAAGCATCATTGGCTGCACGCCCTATATCATGGCTTGAATACGCAATGTCGAGGAAAGAACCTGCGGCAGTCCAACCTTGGATGTTACCACTAATGCCTCAACAGTATGGGATAACAAAGGCTGGTGAGAAAATACCTGGGCCGACATGGGAGCAAGAAGACCCTAACTTAAAGAAGTTACCGGAACTTACTACTCCATCAGCACAATACTTTGCCAGAATGGGGCAACAGGGACAGCAGCAGTATATGGGTTACGAGCAAGCTAGGACTGGGGCTACCCCTGAAATGACAGATTGGCGATTATGGAGTCAAGCTCCGCCAAGCGGTAGGAATCCGACTATGACGAGGACGAGGTAACATGGTATATCGACAACGGTTGGGTGGTGTTTCACGTTGGCCTGATACTAAGTATTGGTTCGAGCGGAAGAAATCCCTGACTGAAGAAGAAGAGGTTACAACTGCTAAGTCTATCCGCAACCTTGTTGGCCCCTCCAGTCCACCAAAACCGTCAAGTATGTTACAGGACAAATATCTGCAATACGCTAAGTCAATGAGAGAACGCGGACAAATACCAATGCCCTATGAACAATGGGCAAAGGAAGGTGGATTTGCTTACGACTTACCTACTGTTACTACTGCCGCACCTCCATCTTCTCCACAACCTCCACCTATAGGTCTAATCGGTAGACTAGGACAGCAAACAATAGCATCAAGACAGGCAGTCAAACCTAAAGAAGAAAGAAGAAAGGTATCTCCAGAAGAATCAATGGGGTGGGATTGGGCAAAATCTAAACCTATTCCACCAACGGGTATGACATCTGAACAATTCAAAGCTCAACAAGAAGGAACGTTAATCAATCCATCTACTACAGGTGAACTTGTTTTTAGATTAGTTTCAAACAAAATAAGTGATAAAGAATGGGAAAAGTGGATAACTCCTGGGTTTAATGTAACCATGCCAATAGTAGGGACTAAAAGATTCGACCTGAAAGGATTGGCTGACCTATCTATTACTCTGGGACTTGACCCGCTTACATATTTTGCAGTTGGCCCGGTAAAAAATGGGACTAAGGAACTCGTCAAGGCAGTTGAAAGGGCAGCAAAAGAAGCAAAAGTAGGTGAACTACTCACCTCTGAGGCGGGTTTTGCGGGTAGAAAGATACCGAAGAAGATACTTGGTGAAGTCCCGCCAGCAATCCCTAAAGCCGAAGTGCCTGTGGTTAAACTGCCGCCTGACCTAAAGAAATCTATTGAGTCCTTATCAACAGTAGAATTAGAGAAACGGATTGTAAAGGCATCACCACATAAGAAACTTTACCGCGCTGAATTAGATAGGAGAGCAGTCCCCAAAGTCGAAGTGCCGCCGATTAAATTACCAGAGACTCCTATTCCACCACCGTCTGTCAAACCGCCACCTATCAAGCCGCTACCTATCAAGCCGCCTAAACCGCCAGTGGTAGTTCCGGCTGAACCTGTTATTAAACCTAACGGTAGGTTATGGTTGCCTGAACCACCTAGAACGGCGGCAGAATATATCCCGTCCGTCCGCAAGGAAATGGCTAGTAAGTTTAGAGGGAAGACTGGTGTCTTTGACACTATAGAACAAGCGAACCAAATGGTGTTGAAGTCTCGTGACATGGGGAAGAATACAATCCCATACGTTTCTAGCTATATCCGTAGAATAGGGAATACCGTAGATGAGTTTGGGATAGATGCTAGTGGGATGGCAACAAAAATAGGTAATCCTGAAGGGCGAAGTTTAGCTATCAATGACGTTCTCTCAAACTACACTCACTATACACTGACCCCAAAGCAACTAGAACTTGCTAAGGCTCAGGGCTTTGTCTATCAAGAAGCCTTGAAGTTGGCAAAAAGTTACGGTGTAAAGATAGATGAGTTAGGTAATGCAGATGAGTTATGGCAGTATATTGCTCGCAGGGTGAAAAGCAAACTTAACCCATTGACTGGTAAATACGAGACTCCCCCAGGAATAATTGGCGGTTTTAAGATGGGGGCAAAAATAGGGGCACAGAAGCAACGTGTCTTTGATGAAATGCTTGAAGGTGTTGACCTCGGCTTGTTATACGATAACCCTGACCGGGTATTAGCACACCACATACAGGGGATTTACCGACTTATTGGGAATAAACAAGCTGAGGAATTAGTAACACCACTCACACGTGCTATAACTAAGACTACCCCATTGACGTTTGGCGAGCGAGTTATTGCTGAACCTGCTTTGAAACAAAGGGCTGCTGCCGTAGAGGTAGCTAATGCGATTGATAAGATGTTCGCATACTCACAAGTCCCGAAACCATTAAAGATACTTTCGGATATAAGTGGGGCAATGGTGGGACAGGTTGCCGCTTTCGATTTGTCTGCTCCATTGATTCAGGGGCTTCCCATTCTAGGACATGACCTCAAAATGGGGTTAATGGGGAAACAGTCTAATGTATGGGCTAAAACCTTTGGGGCAATGTGGAAATCCGGTTTTAATCCTGAACGTATCAATACGTTTAGAGCCAAGAATCCCGAACTATATAAAAGGGCTATACAAGCGGGGGTGCAAACAGGGGACTCGGAATTTGTAAGCGGTGTAGGCACTGCCCAAAGAGGTTTAGGTAAAATTCCAGTTATAGGCAAAACTATAAAAGAAGCCTATAGGCAATCTTGGGGCAGAATGGGACAGGCTTACAGTGATTTTCTCGAAATATCCAGGATTAGAATGTTCGAGCAGTTAGAACCTATATGGCAAAAGAATGGGCAGAACCTTTTTGATTTAGGCTTGGTAACAAATCGAATGACTGGAACAATATCAGCAACTGCTCGTGGGGTGAGTCCTACTCGGCAAGCGGTAGAACGAATTGCGTTCTTTGCCCCCAACTATTTACGTGCATCTCTAGTTTTAATGAAGGATTTAATGAGTAGTGGTGCAAAAGCCAGAGAAGTTCAAATGTCCCTTGCTACTGTACTAGGAGTTGGGGCCGCCGTATATTATGCTGAGGAGAAGCTAAGAGGTCAAGAACCGAAGATGAAGCCTTGGACGAAACGGTTGGGTGGTGATGGTGCTGACGCTTTTACTACGGTTATTGGCGATACCAGGGTTGGCTTAGGGTCATGGATGTATGGAATGATAAAGACACTGGCTGATGTTACCGCAATAGCGATAGATGACCCCAGTGCTCTTATTGTTTGGAATCAACAACATCCGGTTGCCAGATTTGTTAAATCAAAAACGGGGCCTGCTCTTAGTTTAGTTACGGAATTAGCAACAGGAAAGAATTTCTATGGACAGTCATTTAATAGTCCTAACGATTATCTTATCCGAATTGCGGAATCTCTTACCCCTATTTCTGCACAACCTTTAGTGGGTCAGAAGCCTAAAGGTGGAGTTGTTCAATCTGCGGTAGATTTTGGGGGTATGAGGTCTTATCCTTATACACCGGAAGGGATACTTTCCAAAAAGAGTAAGTTGGAACAAAATGTCTTTGGGGAAACAACCAAACGGACAACACCCTGGTTTTCAGCAACAAGAATAACAAACGAACAATCTAATGCGGTAGCAACTGAACTAAACAGTCTGGAATTCGACATAGGTTTCGCTGGCAATACGGTTTCTACCCTTAAACTCGTAAGGGACGAGCAGTATGAATACCAAGAGACTAGCGGTCAGATGATAAGAGAGTCATTAAGCAACCTTATTCGAACTGACCTATATAAGGGTATGACACCAAAGGAAAAGACTGGCATGATAGAACGAATAGTTAGAAAACAGCGGGATAAAGCCCGTGATATTTTACTGCAAGGCAGTCTTGGTGAGACTCGTAGTAACGATGATAAAACAATTTCTTTTAACAGGGCGTTAGCGAAACTCATGGCTAAACACAATATTATGTTAGACGAGGTGGAAGATGAAATTTGGAAACGATACTCACCTGAGTTAAGGTTGCTGTCCGATTACGTTACTATGCTGGAAACAACAAACAAACCAGCGGCCGAGAAGATACACATGAAGAACCATTCCATTATACAGGCTAGAAGTGAAGTAGCAAACGCCAGGGAAAAAGTAATGCACTATAATCCAAAAATACAGAGGGCACGGGACATCTGGAATGCACGGTAGGAGGATAATATGCCACTCAAACCAGGTAAATCACAGAAGTCTATTGAGAAGAATATTAGTGAGCTAGTGAAATCGGGTAGGCCACAAAAACAAGCTGTGGCGATAGCTTTAAGCACAGCCGGTAAAAGCAAGCGACACAAAGCTAAACATTGAGAATTTGACACTATGTGGTATAATGCGGTTAAGTAAATAAACTTCATAAGGAGTTATTAACTAATGTCAGACGAGAACGGCACTCCCGTTCCAGAGGCAGTTGCTTCACAAGAGAAAGCGACTCCAACTACTTCACCAGAGGCTTCACCGAAGCCAGAGGTAACACAGACATCAGTCTTAACAGAGGATAGGGTTAAGGCAATGATAGCGGAAGCAGCAGCTAAGGCTGTTGCAGATGCAAAAGAGACTGGTAGGCGTGAGCTACAGAGCCAGCAAGACCGCAACCGAGTAGAGAGAGAAAAACTACTTCGGGAAAAGGCGGCGCTTATAACTCGTCTTAAAGACACTGACCCAGAGGCTTTAGACGAGATTGACCTACAGAGATTCCGCAGTGAAGAGGCGGAAAAAGCCAAACTAGAATCACAGCAATCGGAAATAGACGGGGCTGAGAAAGCTAAGGAAACCTTCTTTACTGATATGCGTGAGAGAATTACGGATTTAGGGTTAGACCCTAACGACCAGGGAATAGACTGGGCAAAAGATGCAACCAGTTTTTCCGAGGCGAACACAAGAATCCTCAAGTCCGTTTCTCGTATTCAGAAAAGCAGGGCAGAAAAGGCTAATGCCGAAACGGCAAAGGCAATAGAGTCCAGGGTGCGTCAAAGTTTGGGTATAGACTCTGTAGATACCTCGCAAGGTGGGGGGGCAACCAGTGATGGTTCCTGGATTAGACAATGGAGTGATGGAACCCTCCCCGCTACAAAGGAAAACATAGCAAAGGCAGAAAAACTAATAAACGCTTAGGAGGAATAATATGGCAAGTGGGGATACGACTACTTTAGCATTATCAGATAGTCTTGACAGCGTACGGAGTGCTGCACGCATTATCAGAGAACAAGAAGGGGGCATGCAACAGCTTTGCCGCAGAGAGACACTTGGCGAAGGGATAGGTAACTCATGGCAAGAAGTGTCGTTTGCTAAACTTACTGCTTCGAGGGTTACGGAAACTACAGTTCTTGATAACCCGCAACAGATTGCGGACTCTTTGCTTACTATCACACCAACTCTGATTGGCATCCATACCTTTATCACTGACCGGGTAGCCGCCAGAATCAACAAGAAAGCATTTGCTAAGATAGGTGGCTTAGCACAGAACGCTATGGAACGGATAAAAGACCTTGATGGTCTTGTTGTTCTAGCAACCGGTGGGACTAATGCATCGCCTGGTGCTGGTGCTGTCTTAACTATGGGCCACTTAGGGGCAGCAAGGTATAACATTAGTTCTAATACAACCGAACCTGGAAAACCACCTTATTGTGCGGTTCTTCATGGTTTCCAGTTGAAAGACCTCTTTGACGAGTGGACTGCTGGAGTAGGTACATACGTAGTGAGCGAAGGGGCAACGGCGAGAGTGCTTTCAACCGGTATGCCTCTTCCGGTGGCCGGTGTAACTCTATACGAGAATGGTAATGTCACTATCGACAGTGTCACTACTGATGCTACTGGTGGGGTATTTGCAAAGGAAGGTATCATCTATGTCCAGGGCAAAGCACCGAGGGTAAGTATTGTCCGTAAAGAGGACAAGGGTGGTGGCGGCAATGCGGTCTATCATTATGATGAATATGCCTATGGTCTGGGTAACTCTACTACCTGGGTTGAGATTCTCAAGAGCGATGCGACTGCACCAACAAGCTAAACAATAACGCACCTAAAAGTCTGGTTGCGTAATAAAGACTAAATAGGAGGAAAGACAAAATGGCAACTGATACGGGATTTGGGAAAGTAAAGATATTCAATGATTTCTTAGGAGCAGCGGTAGACGAGACTAACGACATTGTAGTCGGAACTGAAAACTCCGGCACACAAGCGGTAAATATCGCTAACGGTGGTTGGTATCGTCTGGTTTCCGGTGCTACATCTGGCAATAGGGTCTTGTATAGCACGGCACTGAACCTCAGTGCTGCTAGTGGCGAACTCATTGGCGAAGTCAGGCTAACAAACGTCACGGCAATAACCCTTCGTGCTATCTATGCTGGTTTCATTGATGTAATTGCCAGCACTGTAGAAATGCCGATTGAAATGGCGGCTGAAGTGCTAACTTCTACTGCTTCCGATGCTTGTGGTTTCATGTACGATACCGATTCCACAAACGACACATGGTATTGCGTTGGTGTCAAGGCTGATGCAGACGCTACACCTGTGGACTCAGGAATAGCTCCGGCTGCGGCTGGGACTTCACAGACTCTACGGGTGGTCGTCAATGCCGATGGCAAGGCCGAATACTTCATTGACGGTAAGTATGTCGGGTCAGTTACTAACGCGATAACCGCTTCGACTGCTGTATGCTTCGGCGTATGTCTGGAAGCTCGTGAAAGTGCAGCCAAGACACTGGACTCTGACTACATCTATGTAGAGATGGGTCGAACCTAGAATTAACATGGCAGGGGTAGGGGGCTAACAGCCCCTTACCACCTTAGTTCAAGTGCTGCCTTTGCAGCACTAAGGAGTGAAACATAAATGGCAAGAAATACTAAGGCAATGAAGCGGGGGTGGAATTACGATACCCCCAATGCCCTCTTGAAAGCTATGGTAGATGGGACTGAGGCGTTCAAACTTCGCAAGGATGCGGCGAGCGCCTATGCGGGCTTTCAGGTAGGCACTCCTACCTATACACTCGCAGGCACAATAGACGGTGCGGGTGTTAGCCTGGCAACTGGTTACTCGGCATCAGCGTCTAACCGCTTTTCGGCGCTTGAGATTTGTGCCGACACTGGCTCTACCGACCTGACTGGTGACACCTATGAGGCTGCGATACATGGCAAGCTCACAATCGGCACGACACAGACTAACGCTTCCCTGATGACAGGTTTGTTCTCGCTAGATGTGGGGACGGTCAACCTCGCTGCCAACTACTATGCCTTGAGAGGCCACCTGGACTTCTGGGGCAGTTGCACCATAAGCGGCACGAGTCATATCGGGGCGCTGTCAGCCTACGTAGAGAATGAGGTTACGACTACTGTAGGGGCTGGTCAGTATCTTGATGGTATTGACATCTATCAGGTAGGCGCACCGTCTGTCAATGCAACTGGTTTCAACTCAGCCGTCAATATTCGGGCCAGCGCCGCCGCGTCAGCATGGAAACGTGGCATCTATATGCCTGCTGGCTCTGTAGTCCAGGCTATCCAAATTGGCACTCTGAGTTCCACAACGGCTGGCAGTGGTATCAAAATGGATGCCACTACAACTAGGGCTGTCGAAGTCAATGTTGACGATGCTGATACAGCTAGGGCAGTAGGGACACAGGCGAGAGCCATCTTTGGGCGAACCATGATTTACGCTGACAATGCCTGCGAGGACTGGGGCGTTCATGGCCTGTCGAAGATTAGTGGCGTGGCTAAGACGGGAAATGTCAGTGCTGGCGTAGTTGGTGCTTTTGAATCAACGGGGACTTGTTCCATCGCTACAGGTTCTGGGAACTCATACTTTGCTGGCGTAATGGGTCGTGTTGGCGGGGGAGGCACATTTACTATTACATCTAGTAATGTGGTGGGCGTTCTCTCGTTCTATAATACGTCTATCACTAATGCCTTTACGGGAACAGGCACATGTGCTTTTATGGCGGCGGCTTCGGAAATAGCAGGAAGCGGGAATTGGGACTATGGCCTCTACATCAAAGACACGGTTTACGGTATCGAATGTATTGCTGAACCGACCGCCGCAGGCCGTATCGCTAAGTTCAGTGGCACAATTAGTGCACCAAACCTTACTGATGGCTATGGTGCTGTTGAAGTGGATGCAACCTTTATAGGAACTTATGCTGGGATATCGGCGGCTCTATCAGCATGGGTTAATGTGACTGGCACGGGTGCTGTTGGTTCTTTCATAGTTGCTGCTCAGAACAACGGTATCTATGCCGATAGTGGAGCAAATACAGGCTCGACCGTCATCTTCGGTATGAGAGCACAGGGTATCTTAACCGATGCGCCTACTGTTTTTGCTCCGTTCTCAATAAACACTTCAAATAGAGAAATCACGGCCTTGTTTCACATGACTTCAAACCCTGATGTAGGATATAGGGCAGCATCTACGACCAATAGCTCTAAGGTTGGCGATGTGCCTTTGTTCTGTGATGCGGATGGGACTCAATACTTCGTCCGTATCTATAGTGCATACGGCTAAACTTGGGAGGCTTCTGGGGGGTTGAGCCTTGAATCATCCCCCCACTACAGAGAGGGAAACTAATATGCCAGGATTGGAAAATAAGTTAACCCTTACCTTTAAGTGGGAAAACA